GTGGCTTCCTGTCAACGCTGATGTCCGGTGCTGCAAGTCTGTTCGGTGGCGCAAAGGCAACTGGCGGTGACGTGCTGTCGGGCCGTGGGTACTGGGTCGGCGAAGAAGGGCCGGAGTGGTTCGCGCCGCGAGGCACAGGGACCATCGTCCCGACCGCTGCGGCCATGGCTTCGGCGAGGGGCAGCAGGCAGGTCGTGCAGAACTTGAATGTCACCGTCGCCGGTAAGCCTGACCGCAGGACGCCCATGCAGATCGCCCGTGAAGTTGGCAGGGAGTCATCAAGAGCAATGGCGAGGAATGGCCGATGAGTGGGTTCATTGATACGCGGCTGCCCGAGTGTGTCGCCTATGGCTTCCAGGGTGGCCCGGAGTGGAACACCGCCATTGTCGAGCTGGACAACGGCGGCGAGGTGCGCAACGGGCAATGGCGGTATCCACGGATGCGGTATAGCGCCGCGTTCAACAACCTTTCCGCTGCCGGCCAGCGGGAAGTAATGGCTGCCTTCTACGCGGCGCGTGGACGGCTCTACGCATTCCGCTTCAACGATCCTCTGGACAACGTTGCCGAAGGGGAGCCCATCGCCCCAGCTATCGGAACGACGGATGCAGTGCAGCTGACCCGGACATACCGGCTCGGGCCGGAAGCGGCAACACGGCGCATCCAGGCAATCGCCACGGCGGTTATTCGCGACTCGGCGGGAACCGCCGTAGCGGGATCTCTGGATGCTGGGAAGGGGCTTTTCGTCCCTGCTGCGGCATGGGCGGACGACGACTACACGTGGTCAGGGGAGTTCGACGTTTGGGTCCGGTTCGATAGCGATCACAACGCCTTCACCCTCGGCGACCTGGACGCGCATAGCGCGGACATCGAGCTGGTGGAGGTGCGCAGATGAAGCAGATTCCAATCAGGCTGCAAACGCACCTGCGCGAACCCGCAACAACGTGGTGCTTCCTGCTTCGGGTTGCCTGCGTGGGGCGGTGGGCCGGCGTGGTGTTCGGCTTCACGACGTTGGATGTAGATCTCTCCTACGACGACGGCGCGGGCCTGATCGCATACCGAGCGGAGAACGGATTCAAGCCTGAGCGCATCCAATCGGCCGCAGACTTCGGCGTAGACAACACCGACCTGATGGGATGGGTGGCCGCGACCGGCATCACCGTCGAGGAGGTGTCGGCCGGCCTGCTGGACTATGCGGAGGTGACGGTCTATCGGGTCAACTACATGGACCTTTCGCAGGGGCACGAAGTTGTCATGTTCGGCACCTGCGGGCAGACCAAGTGCCATGGCAACGCCTGGGTGACCGAGTACCGGTCGCTCATGCAGCAGGCAAAGCAGACCATCAGTACGGTGTATTCGCTGACCTGCAGAGCCGGATACGGCGACGAGCGTTGCGGCATGCGGTTCGTATGGACGGACGGTGTTGTCACGGCGGAGGGCGATGACCCCGACCGGGTATTCACCGCGAGTGGTTTGACCGGGGCTGCAGGGTTCTATGACCTTGGGATCATCCAGTGGCTCACCGGGTCAAACGTCGGGCTGGAAAGCGAGGTGTTCAGCTTCGAAGCTGGCGGCCGCGTCCGCCTGGCACTACCGGCTGGCTTCGACATCGGGGCTGGCGACACCTTCCGCGTCCGGCAGGACTGCGACAAGACATTCGCCACCTGCAAGCAGAAGGGCAATGTCCTGAACTTCCGTGGTGAGCACCTTACCCCCGTATCGGACACGTCCCTTTCCGTGCCTGGTGCCTACGTTCGCTCGGTGGATGCCGCATGACAAACCCAATCGAGAAGGCGCGTGCGCTCATCGGCGTGCCGTGGTGCCACCAGGGCCGGAACCCCGCAGTCGGCATCGATTGCGCCGGCCTGCTGATCCTTGCCTTCGACGTGCAGAGCCCGACGCCAAGCTATGGGCGCAATCCGTGTCGCGGGCTCCTTGAGGCGACGATGGAAGGCCTGCTGGGGGCTCCGCTGGTGGAGAGTGCCGAGATGCGCCCTGGAGACGCCGTAGCGATGGCCTACGGCGGGCCGATCCGGCATTGCGGCCTGATCGCCGATGACATCCATGGCGGGCTTTCGTTGATCCACACGGACAGCATCCTGGGGCGTGTTACAGAGCACCCTCTGGATGAGAAGTGGCTGCGGCGAATCCGCCGCATATACAGGCGGGGTGCCCGGTGAGCGGATCAACTATCGGCGGTGTCGTTGGTGGTGTGGCTGGCGGAATCATTGGGTTCTACGCTGGCAACCCAGTAATGGGTGCACAGATCGGATTCTCGATTGGTTCTGCCATTGGCGGATATGTTGACCCCGTACAGGTGAAAGGCCCGCGTCTCACCGACGCAATGAGCCAGACTTCGACGGTCGGCGGCGTAATCCCATTCGGATACGGGCGATACGTGACAGGCGGAAACATCATCTGGTGCGACCGCCTGATTGAGCACGTCAAGCGCCAGCGTCAGGGCAAAGGGGCAAGCTCGAAAACGACGACCTACACGTACACCCGCAGCTATGCGGTCGGTGTGTGCCAGGGCGAGATCTACGGCTTCCACTGGATCAAGCGGAACGGAAAAAAGGTCTACACCTCCGATCCAGCGGCGACAGCCGAGGAGAAGGCCTACAGCGCCAAATGGCTGCAGAAGGTGTCGTTGTATCACGGCGGTGAATCGCAGATGCCCGACTCGACCATCGTAGCGGTGGAGGGTGCAGGCAATGTGTCTCCATTCCGCGGACTGGCCTACATCGTCGTAGAGAATGACGACCTTACCGACCTGTCAGGCGCGATTCCTCAGTATGAGTTCTGCGTCACAGCAAGCGCACCGGATGTCTACGTTACCAGTCATCCATTCCCGATCTCTAGCCGGGATGCTCTAACGCTCCGTCCTGCGCCCATAACCGCAGAGCTTAGGACGATCCTTCATCAAAGCTACGAGTTTGAGGGCATGAGCGTCAGCAGCGTTCCGCTGAGCGGGGAGTGTCGAGATGCCTACGTCAAGGCGTGGTATTTCCCAAATCCGATCACCGTTCAGGTCGCCCCCATGGGTGGAACGCTCCGCAGTGCTCAGGCCACGGTAACCGCCGATGGTGGGAACACGGTGCGGGTGTCAGCTACCCCGCAAAGTGGTTCACTTTCCGTGAAGCTCATTACTTCACTGGCGGATGACGACAACACCATTCGAGTATCGAAATTGCCAGTTGGAGGCACATTGTCATGACCAATCTTCACAAGCTCGCTGGCAACGCCATGGACGAGTACCGCGCCGACGTTGGACTGAAAGGGCGATACAAGCTGGTTGTTCGAGGTCCAGATGAGCAGGTTCGCCGTGAGACAGACTTCTTCGACAATCTCATTACCGGCGGAGGGATGAATGCAATATTCACGCAAAGTAGTGGGCCAAGCGGGTTAACTATTCCACTAATGGCAGTCGCTGGGTCCGGCTCTGCGCCAGCTTCGACAGGCGATTCCACCTTGCAGTCATACCTCGGGGCGACTGCGAGTATTTTTGCCAATGTTTTTACGAGGAACAAGGACAGCTCTCCCTACTACTGCCGGCGCACATACACATTCAGAGGAAATCAAGGAGCCATCGTCGGGAATGTGTCAGAGGTTGGTGTTGCAATGTCCAACACCCCGAACGCCGCAACACCGCTTTTCAGTCGGGCACTTGTAGTCGATTCAAACGGGAATCCGACCACCGTGACTGTCCAGGCTGATGAGTATCTGGACATTGTCTGGGAGTTCACCGTCTACATGACGGTGAACTCGGGAACGTTTGACCAGGTAATCGACGGCATCACAACTCAGTTTGCCTACACCACGACGCCGATGGGGATGGACCAGACCGCAACGAACAACGGTTGGGTCTGGATGGGCACGACCTATGCAATGCGCTCACTGTGGCCGAGTGTGTCGTCAAGCTCAGCATCCGGGTATGAGGCGAATGTGATTCCCGACTTTGGCGGCACCCCATCCGGTTCTTCGGGGGCCTTCGCCACATCTTCCGCAGATGCATACGTGAACAATAGCTATGAGCGCACGTACACCATTGTCATGCCATTGGCGAACGGAAACTTCGCCACTGGAATTGGCTCAATAAGGCTCGCAATGGACTTCTGCGTTTGGGCCATCTTCTTCACTGCGGCAAAGGTAATGAAGTCAGCTACTAAGACTTACACATTCCGGTTCAAGATTTCCCTGGCCAACGTCTGATGATCCCGAATAACGAGCTATCTTCCGTCGCCGTGGTTCATGGCTACTCTGACCCGGTAAAGCGCCCGGGCGACTTCCTGGTGGACTGGGAGCGGGCCGGTGTTTCATTGCGTGATGCGTCGGAAGGACTGTTGGTGCAGGTGTGGAAGCTGTCCGTCGTTCCAGACGACGAGGATGCGGGATTGTTTCATTTCAATCTCTCCGCTCCTTCGTTCCCGGTGCAGACGGTACTCAGCTACAGGGACGTAACAGAGGCGTCCCTTTCCTTTGACCAGAACATGAATCCGTTCTTTGCCTTTGTGGCAGGCGGCTTGCCCTTGATCTACTGGTATGACTCGGCGCTTCCTGGGCAAACGGTATCGGCTTTGCCGGTTGACGTTCGGAGCCCTCGTTGCACGATTGATGAGAAGCGGTCGTTCAACTCAGGACAGTCGGATAACGTTCTTGGATATGTACGAGCCGGGATGCTATGCGTGAGGTATCAGCGAGACAGATACTCGGTTGAGCATGAGTTGTGCGAAGTAGGGTCGTCTGCTGAACTTGTCAGCATGGCAATGAATGCAGGGCTGCGGCTTCAGTTCCGCGTCCGCAAGGTCACCGCTGTTACGGATGACAGTTACGCGGTCCACGCGGACCCAATACTGGCAGAGACGGTTCAAGACCTGTATGAGAGATCGGG